CCGATGAGCATCTTTCGCTCACATGGCACGAGCACAGGTCGGGGCGGACTGAGCACTTCAACGACAAGGCCCGAACCGCTGCGGCTGCTTGGCACGCCTCTCCAGAGGGTAGGCTTTGGCACAGCCGCCACGCGCAGCGCTCTAAGAGCTGGACAAAGTGGAAAAGAGAGCCTCGGGCGTGTTTCCACTGCGGCGAGACGTTTGATTGCCTCATTCGGGCGAACGCCCACGAGCAAAAGTTTTGCTCCTCACGATGCAAGCAGGCGTCTTACCGCGAGCGCGGCAAAAGCAGCGAGTACGCCGCTCGTTATCGAGAGCGTCAAAAGGCTGACCGAGAGGGCTGACGTTTGGGACATCACCGTCCCTGATGGCCATTGGTTCGCGCTTGAGAACGGTGCCGTTGTTCACAACAGCGACGCCTTCGGGCTTCTGGCGGTTGCGTATGAAGAGCCGCTGATCGCGCGGAAGCCAAAGCAGAACTACGTCGGGGCGGGAGGCTGGATGGGTTGATGGACGAGATCAAGGAAGCCCGCGAAGCCTTCGACCATATCGCAGAGTATGAGTCACAGGCCCGCCAACAGTTCGAAGAGAACATCCGCTTTGCGATGATGGAGGAGCAGTGGCCTGAGGCCGTGCGCCGTCAGCGTGAACTGGACGGGCGCCCTTGCCTCACGGTCAACCGCTTGGCCGTGCTTGGCCGGCAGGTTGTCAACGACGCCCGCCAGAACAAGCCGGGGATTATCGTCAGCCCCTCGGATGACAACGCCGACCCCGAGACAGCGGAGATATTCAGCGGCCTGATCCGCAACATCGAGGCGTCGTCCAACGCCGAGGTGGCCTACGACACCGCGCTGGAGCAGGCCGTGTTCGGTGGGTTCGGCTACTTCCGCATCAACACCGCCTACACGTCCGACGACACGTTTGAGCAGGACATCGTGATCGAGCGCATCGCCAATGCGCTCAGCGTGTACGGAGACTGTGACTCCACGGCGGCGGATTCGAGCGATTGGAACGTCGCCTTCGTCACGGACAACATCTCCAAGGCCGAGTTTGAGAAGCGCTTCAAGGGCGCTGATCCGGTCAATTGGGAAGACGACGCCTGGCGCGATGTGGGTTCGCCCTGGCGCGACGGCGATCAGGTGATGATTGCGGAGTGGTGGACGCGCGAGGAGGTCAAGCGGTCGATTGTGCTTCTGTCTGACGGTACGGTCATGGATGCGACCGACTACGCCGCGCAGAAGGAGCTATTCGACGCCATCGGGCTTGAGGTGACCGCCGAGCGGGACGTGAAGTCGCACAAGGTGGTGCAGCGCATCATGTCGGGCGCGGAGGAACTGTCCAAGGTCGAGTGGGCGGGCAAGTACATCCCGATCATCCCGGTCTACGGGACCGAGGTGAACTATCGCGGCAAGCGTTACTGGCGCTCGCTGACGCAAGGCGCGATGGACGCCCAGCGCATGTTCAACTACTGGCGCACGGCGGCGACGGAACTGGTCGCGCTTGCCCCCAAGGCCCCGTTTATCGGCCCCAAGGGCGCGTTCGTGACCGATGCGGGAAAGTGGGCGTCCGCCAACACGCAAAGCCATGCGTTCATTGAGTACGACGGCGCAACACCGCCCCAGCGCCAAGCCTTCGCAGGTGTTCCAGCCGGCGCGGTGCAGGAGGCCCTAAACGCCGCCGACGACATCAAGGCTACGGTCGGCATCTTCGACGCGGGTGTCGGCGCGCGGTCCAACGAGACCAGCGGCGTCGCCATCCGTCAGCGGCAACTAGAGAGCGACGTTTCGACGTTCCACTTTATCGACAATCTGTCCCGCGCCATCCGTCATGCGGGCCGGGTGCTGATCGACCTTATTCCGCAGGTCTATTCGGTCCCGCGCGTGGTTCGCATCCTGGGCATCGACGGAACGCCCGACATGGCCCGCGTGAATGAGCCGGTGACGGAGCAAGTGCGCGACCCCGAGACCGGCCAGGTTCAGGAGATCAGCAAAATCTACGACCTCGGCGCGGGCAAATACGACTGCGTGGTCAAGGCCGGGCCTTCGTTCTCGACGCAGCGCGAGGAAGCCGCCACGCAGATGATCGAACTCATCCGCGCCTATCCCGACGCGGCTCCGCTGATCGGCGACCTTCTCGCCAAGAGCCTGGATTGGCCCGGTGCGGAGGAGATTGCCGAGCGCATGGAAATGATGCTTCCGCCCCAGCTTCGCGGCGAAGGTGCGGAGGGCGCGCCCGCCGGCCCGCCGCAAGAGGAAGTCGCGGCGATGATGCAGCAGATGCAGACGCAATTGCAGGCGCTCGCCACCGAGAACGAACAGCTTAAGGCGCAGTACGAGCTTAAGGCCCAGGAGATTCAGGTGAAGGCGTTCGACGCCGAGACCAAGCGCATCCAGGCCATGAAGCCGACGCCGCTCCCGAAAGAGGTGAGCGCCGCCGCATAGAGATTCCGGCGACCCCGGATCACCGCGCCGTCGAGATGACGCCGCAATCCCTGAGAAGGAACCCAATGTCCGAAACCGAGACCAACCCGGCGACCGAAGAGGTCGAGGGAGTCGAGGCCGAGGCGGAAGCCACGACCGAAGACCAGACCGAAGGCTTGGAAACCGAGGCGACCGAAGGCGACGAGCCCGAGGCCGAACCGGAGGAAGAGACCGAGGAAGTCGAATGGGACGGCAAGAAGTACGCTCTGCCCAAGACGCTCAAGGCGGGCTTGATGATGCAGGCGGACTACACCCGCAAGACGCAGGAAGTCGCGGAACAGAGGAAGGCCCTGGGCGCCCGCTATGCGGAGATCGAACAGCAAGCCGAACTTCAACGCGCCACCCTGACCGAGCGGGTCCAGCTTGAGACCCTGACGGGCCAGCTACAGCAATTTCAGTCGCTCGATTGGGACCAGTTCGAGTCTCAGTACGGCGCGAGTGCGGTTGCCAAGGCGATGGCCCAATGGCGAGGGCTGGAATCCAAGGTCGGTCAACTGACCTCGGAAATCACCGAAAAGGAAACCGCGATCCGTCTGCAAAAGGACCAGGCCGCCGAGGCCGCCTTGCAGGAAGCGGATAAGATTCTTTCTCGGGAGGTGCAGGGCTACGGCCCGGCGCTTGTGCAGCAGGTGGCGCAAGTCGCGGTCGCGTATGGCATCACGCCGGACGAGATCAAGGCTTCGTTCATCAGCGACGACGGCGAGCCCGACATTCGGACCTTCAAGGTTCTGTCGGAACTGGCCACGCTTCGCGCCAAGGTCGCCGAGTACGAGTCCAAACAGATCAAGACGGATCAGGTTCGCAAGATCGCCAAGGTCCAGCCCGCGCCGACTGTATCCCCGAAAGGTGGGCAGTATCGCGCCGGATTGGACGACAGCCTTCCCACCGACGAATGGGTCCGTCGTCGCAACGCGCAGGTGGCGAAAGCCCGAGCGCGTTAACCGCAACAGCAGCGTCGGATGACGCCGCCCCTCCCCGTGCCGCTTCGGCGGCCAGAAGGAACTTATCATCATGGGCAACACAGTCCTCACATCCACGGTTGTGACGCGTGAAGCGTTGCGCGTCCTCCACCAGAAGCTGAACTTCGTCGGCAGCATCAACCGCCAGTACGACGACAGCTTCGCCAAGTCCGGCGCGAAGATCGGCGACAGCCTCAAGATTCGCCTGCCGAACCAGTACACGGTGCGATCCGGCGCGACGATCCAGACGCAGGACACCGCCGAGACCAGCGTGACGCTTCAGGTCGCGACCCAAAAGGGCGTGGACGTGAACTTCTCGTCTGCCGAACTGACCCTGAGCCTGGACGACTTCTCGTCCCGGATCATTGAGCCGGCGATGGCGGTCCTTGCGGCCAACATCGAATACGACGCTATGGCGATGTACAAGGACGTCTATCAGGCGGTGTGGAACTCCGGTTCTGCCCTGACCCTGGCCCACGTTCTTGACGGGCGCAAAATCCTGCAGGACTCGCTGACCCCGCTCGACAACCGCAGCGCCAACCTTGACGGCCAGCAGATGGTCAATCTGGTGACCGACTCCAAGTCGCTGTTCAATGACCAGCGCGAGATCAGCAAGCAGTACCGCGAGGGCTACGTTGGCCGCGCGCTGGGCTTCGACTTCTCGGAGAACAGCATGTGGCCTGGCCACACGCGCGGCGCGGCGAATGGTTCGTACATCGTCAACACCTCGACCGGCATCACCTCGGGCTCGGCGACCATCGCCGTGACCGGCGGCACCGGCTCCTGGGCCGTGGGCGACGTGTTCACCATCGCCGATGTGGTCAAGGTGCATCCCGAGACCAAGGCGTCCACCGGCATCCTGCAGCAGTTCGTCATCACGGCGGCTTCGGCGGGCGGCAACGGCAACATCACGGTGTCCCCGGCTCCGGTGACCTCGGGCGCGACGCAGAACGTCACGCTTGTGTCGCCCGGCGCTTCCAAGGCCATCACTGTCGCCGGCACGGCCTCTGGCACGGACAACACCGGCCTCCTGTACCACAAGGACGCCTTCACCTTTGCGACCGCTGACTTGCTCATGCCCAAGGGCGTGGACATGGCGGCCCGCGAGGTCATGGACGGCATTTCGATGCGTCTGGTTCGCCAGTACGACATCAACAATGACGCCATGCCGTGCCGTCTGGACGTGCTCTACGGCTACAAGACGCTTCGCGCTCAACTCGCGGCCCGTCTCCACAACAACTAGCCGACCTCCGGCGACTAGGGCGGGGCTTCGGTCCCGCCCGCTTTTCATTCAGAAAGGACAGTCTCATGGCTGTGAACTATGTGGGCGACAACGGCCCGGACGGCGTTGGTCTCGGCACCGGGATCAGCGAGAAGATTGCGTTCTACGGCACCACGGCGATCAGCCAGCGCGCCGCAGCCGCACAAGGCACCGCGCTCGTCGGCACCGCCTCCTCGGCGGACGTGACGACCGAGGTCAAGGCCGCAATCATCGAGATCATGAACACCCTGACCGCTATCGGTCTTTGGAAGGGCGCGGCCTAAAACCGCGTGCCGATCAAGAGAGAAGATGGGGGGCGGCCCAAGCTCGCCTTGTGCTGCCCCACCATCACCCGACCTTATCAGGCGCTTCTGGACGCCGTTGAGGCCGAGGTTCCGCACATTGAGGCCGCTGGCTTTGATCACGGCCTGACCTGGCGCGTAGGCTCCTCCTACATCTCACACGCTCGCGCACAATTGCTCCGCAACGCGATGACCTGGGATGCCGACATCGTGGTGTTTCTGGATCACGATATGTCGTGGAAGCCCGGCGAGCTTACCCGGCTGGTCAGCTACAAGGACGACGTGATCTGCGGCACCTATCGGTTCAAGCAGGAACCGGAAGAGTACATGGGAACATGGCACACGGACGCAAACGGCGTCCCGGACACTAGGGCGGACGGTTGCATCCACGCCGAATGGGTCCCGGCCGGGTTCCTCAAGATCACCTCGTTTGCGGTTCACAAGCTGATGGGCGCGTATCCCGAGTTGGTCTACGGCCCGCGCTACAATCCGCAATTCGACCTGTTCAATCACGGCGCCCACGAGGGCGTCTGGTACGGCGAGGACTACGCCTTTTCGCGGCGCTGGAACGCGGCCGGGGGCGACATCTGGATCGTGCCTGACCTTGAGATCACCCACCACGGCGCGGACGGCACGGCCTATCCGGGCAACTTCCACGAATGGCTTCTTCGCAGGCCAGGCGGAAGCAAACACGAGGACACCTCGGCATGACCTACCTGTTTTCGCCTCGCGCGGGCGGCAAGACGAAGGTGAGCGCGACCAACTCGGCATCGACCGCCGCGCAATTTCCGACGCGCCCGAACGGCTCGTTTCAAATCCGCGTGTGCAACGACGGCACGACCTGGGGCTATATCGCCTGGAGTTCGTCTAGCTCCGTCGCGGCCACGACCTCGGACGAGCCCTTGCCCCCCGGCCAGTGCGTCGGATTTACGGTGATGAACGAGGGCAATAACTCGCCGCTCTATTACTCGGTGATTATGGCCTCCAGCACGGCCAACATCACCGTGTCGGTCGGTAGTGGCATCTAGTGGCCATCACCACTTACGCCGAGCTTCAAACGGCGCTGGCGAATTGGCTTGATCGTAGCGATTTGACCGCGCGCATCCCTGAGTTCATCTCGCTCGCCGAAGCGCAGATGAACCGGATGCTGCGCGACCGCAATCAGCAGTCGGTCTCTAACGCCTCGGTCTCGACGGAGTACTTTAGCCTCCCGTCTGACTTTGCCGAGGCGATTGACCTGACTGTCGTGTTGAACGGGGTGTCTCAATCCTTATCGCTGACCGACACCGCAAAGATTGCAGCGCAGAAGGTTCCCACCTCGTTCACCTTATGGCCGCGCTATTACGCGATTGTCGGCACGCAGGCGCAACTCTACCCGGCCCCCGACACGACCTACAACGCCACCCTAACCTACATCGCCCGCGTCCCGCCGCTCACGGATAGCAATACGTCCAACTGGGTGCTTGTCGGGGCTCCTGACGCCTACCTCTACGGCTCGCAAGCCCAGGCGGCGGTTTACCTCCGAGACCCTGAGATGCTGGCGGCGGCGGGTGGCATGTTCCGCGAGGCAATGGCCGAACTGATGCGCGATCGGGCGCAGGTGTTCGGGGCGCTTCGGACGGACGTCTACACCCGCCTTGGCGGGATGCGTTACAACATCAACGCGGATTGGTAGCGCATGGCCACGTTTACGAAGTTTGACGTTTTCACCGAGAACCTGGCGGAAGGCGTGCATGACCTGGGCGCGGATACGCTCAAGATCATGCTGACCAACTCCGCCCCGCTGGTGACCAACACGGTCAAGGCGAACCTCACCGAGATTGCCGGGGGCAACGGCTACACGGCGGGCGGCGCCACGGTGACTATCACGGCGTCCTCGCAGGCGAGCGGCGTCTATTCGCTGGTCGGCAATGACGTGGTCATCACGGCGTCCGGTGGGTCGGTCGGCCCGTTTAGGTACGCGGTGCTTTACAACGACACCCCGACCAGCCCTGCCGATCCGCTGATCGCGTTCTGGGACTACGGCTCAAGCGTGACCCTGGCCTCGGGCGAGACGCTGACCGTGGACTTCGGGTCTAACATCCTCACGGTGACCTGATGCCCACCGGCACAGCGACCCTCGACTTTGGAGCGTTCCCCGGCAGCAACGAGGCGTCGGTCACGTTCGCGGACGCCACGATTGGCGCGGGAGCGAAGGTTGAAGCGTTCGTCATGGGCGAGGACACGACCTCGGATCACACGGCGGCGGATCATCGTTACGCCGGGCAGTTTTTCTCGCTGACGGCGGCGCCTGACGCGGGTGTCGGCGGGACGATCTACGCGCGGTCGATTCACAAGATGCAGGGGACGTGGGCGGTTCGCTACGTCTGGGCAGACTAGGGACACATCATGGCTCTTGACACCAATCTCGCAGGGGGCGTCTCCGGCGCAAAGCAGGAGGTCGATGCGAACAAGAACGCGTTCGTCATCACCCCTGGCTATACCGCTGGCGGCGTTTCGTTTGGCGGTGGTCCTGACGCGGGCCACACGATGCAGTCGGAGAACGACTCCGGCGCGCTGACCGGCATCCGCCACGTCCATGCGCCCGAGACCGACGACGACTACCGCCTGCGCGTCGGCCTCGACCTCATGCTGGATCAGGAAGCCTTCACCGACACGGCGCAGAACACCGGCAAGTTCTCGCACGCCTTCACCACGCTCACCGCGACATCGAGCGCGTCGGGCCTGCTGACCAACAGCGGCAACATCACCACCACCACGACCGGCATGACGTTCGGCTCGTTCGCGCAGTTCCCGATTGGCGGGACCAGCACGCTCGTTGTCGAGACGGCGCTTTCGTTCTCCGCGCAGCCGAACGCCAACACGGTGATCGACTTCGGCGCGTTCCAGCGCGGCGCTTCGACGGCCTTTGCGCCGCTGGATGGCGTCTACTTCCGCATGACCTCGACGGGCCTGCTGGGCGTCGTCAACAACGCCGGTGTGGAGACCACGACAAGCGTGTTCCCGCTGGCGCTGGGCGCCGGCACGTTCGTCTACACGAACAACCGGGTTTATCGGTTCCTCATTCAGGTCACGAACGTCGTCACGACCTTCTGGATCGACAACCTCAAGGTCGGTGAAATCCCCACGCCAACGGGCGCGGACAGCCCTTGCCTGTCTCGCTCGCTTCCGTGGTCAATCCGCCACGCCATCGTCGGCGGTGCGGCGGGCGCGGCGACGCAGGCGCTGGTCAAAGACTACCGCGTGACCGTGCGCGGGCCGCAGTACGCCAACGTGCTCAGCACGTCGGGCAACCGCATGTTCGGCTCGTATCAGGGCCTTTCCGGCGGCACGATGGGTTCGCTCGCCACCTACGCCAACAGCACGAACCCGACCGCCGCTGCCCCAAGCAACACGGCGCTTACGGCCAACCTTCCGGGCGGCCTTGGGGGTCAGGGCGCGGTCATCGCTGCGGCTGCGGCTGTGACGGACGGCATCTGGGGCAGCTATCAGGTTCCGGCGGGCTCCACGACCGTTCAGGGCCGCAGGCTGGTGGTTCGCGGTATCCGTCTGCAATGCGTCAACACCGGCGCGGCTGTGGCGACCACGGCGACCGTCCTGCAATTCTCGCTTGCGTTCGGACACACGGCGGTTTCGCTGGCGACGGCGGAAAGCGGCTCGTTCGCCACCGGCACGGCCAAGGCTCCCCGCCGCGTGGCTATGGGCTTCCAATCCTGGGCAGTCGGTGCGGCGATTGGCGCGCCCGCCGCCGAGGGGCCGATCTACCTCGACCTCGGGGACGCGCCGATCTACGTCAACCCCGGCGAGTTCATCGCTCTGGTCGCCAAGTTCCTAGTCGGCACGGCGACGGCCTCGCAAACCATCAGCTTCATCTGGCAACCCGTCTACGGTTGGGAGTAACCGTTGAGCCTTCTCCTCGCACTTAGCGGGGGTCTTACCCTAAGCGCGGCGTCGGGGGCCTATACGGTCACCGGGGCGGACGTTGGACTAAGGGTTTCGCGGCTTCTGGAAGCCGGTGGCGGCGCTTACGTCCTGACCGGGGACAACGCGGCGCTGAGACTAACGCGCCGTCTGGAGGCATCTGGCGGGGCTTACACGGTCACCGGCGCGGATGCGGGGCTCAATCGCGGCTACACTCTGGTGGCGGGTGGCGGAAGCTACGCGGTCGCCGGTGCGACGGTCAGCTTCAGCCGCAACTATCGGATCACGTCCGATGGCGGCTGGTATGTTGTCTCGGGAACGTCGGTTCAATTCCGTGGCTGGCTGACACCCGCCCCGAACCCGGAAACGTGGTCCCCGGTCGGCGCAACGCCAAAAACGTGGGAACCAGAGGCCGTTGTGCCGGAAGATTGGACGCCGGTCCCTGTTGTGCCGGAGGATTGGACTTGAAACCTTTAGGCCCCGGCTCCGTCGTCGGCGAGGAGTTGCTGACCACGCTTCAAGAGATTGCGGCGGCCATCACCGAGATCGAAGCCCCGACCAAGCCGGTCCAGATGCCCGCCGTCTTGAACGCAAGCCTTCCGCCCGCCGCAAGCTGGCCCGGTTGCTACGTGTTTGTCACCGATAAGGACTGCATCGCCATCTCAACGGACGTGGCGGGGACTTACACATGGCTCCGCGCTGACGGCTCCGCGATCTAAGCGCCAGGGGAACCCATAATGCCCTCAAGTTACACACCCCTAGGCTTTGAACAGCAGGCCGCCGGCGAAGGCACCAACGTATGGGGCGCCCCTAAACTCAATAACGCCCTTGGCCGCATCGACAGCGCCATCGGCGGTTACTACGCGGTCGCCATCACCGGCTCGACCTCGCTCACCACGTCCAACAGCAGCACGGCGGACGCCGACAACACCGGACGCCGGGCGCTTCTCAAGTTCACCGGCTCGCTTGCCGCCAATGCGACCATCACGGTCCCCTCGGTCGGCTTTAGCCGCCTGATCTGGAACGCGACGAACAAGGTCCTGACCATCACCACCGGCGCCGGGAACACGGTGACCATCGACGCGGGCGACAAGACCGTTGTCTGGTGCGACGGCTCGGACTGCCACACGATCTATTTCGGGGGCTATGACCTCAAAGCCTACATCACGGCGCAGACCGCCAGCGCGGGCGCGGTTCCGGGGACCGTGGGCCAGTTGGGCAAGTTCCTGAAGGTCACCGTGGATGGCAGCGCGCCGACCTGGCAGCAAGTCTCAACAACCGACCTTTCCGACTATCAGACAGCCATTCTCGGGATTCAGGTGGCGTTGGCTGTGGCTTTGTAACTAGGGGACGTGCTTCCAAGTTTTGCGGCGAACAATCGAACTAATGATAACCTGAGACACGCCGTACTCTCGCCCCATCTGGGTTTGCGTTGCCTCTCCGGCCGCCCATTTGCGGCGAATCTCACGAACGGCGTCTTCGGTAAGTTTGGCTGCAAACATTTTTTCGCCGCGAGCGCCGCGCCCCTTCTCCGTGCGGTCTCTGGCGTTGTCGCCGTGGGTTCCAAGGAACAGGTGGTCTGGATTTACGCACCGGCGGTTATCGCAGCGGTGACACACGCAAATAGAACCGTCTCTCGCAAGCTCGCCAAAGTGAATGTTCCAAGAGTGCCGATGGGCCGGAATGGTCTTTCTGTGCTCAAGCGCGAACCCGCCGTAACCATTCCGAATTAGCGCAGCCGTCCAAACCCAGCAGTTGTTTGGGGCGCTCTTATCTACCTTCGACCAGAACCGCTCATTCGGATCGCGCCAATTGCCGTGCCGTTCGGATGTCTTCTTGCGTGCCATGAGCAATTCTACCGCAAACTTTGACAAATTGCCATAGCACGTTGCGCTTTAGGAGCCTGACAGATGCCCGTCACAGCCAACTCAATCATCACGCCGCAGACGCCGAAGTCGAATGTCGTCGGCCTCACCACGGCTAACACCACGTTCACCACGTCGCCGACCAACACCGTGCTTCTGGTCACGGCGGGCGTGAACGGCGCGCGGGTGACGCGGCTCTGGGCGGTTCCGCTGGAGCAGATCAACACCGCCAACAACATTCAACTTTACCGCTCATACGATGGCGGCACGACCAAGTACCTGTACGACTCCAAACTGATGGCGACGGTGACGCCGGGTGCGGCGGTGGCGAACACCCCGACCGACTTCGGATATAGCGACGACAACCCGCTGATCCTTGTCGCCAACGAGCGGCTGTATGTCGCCGAAGGTCAGACCGAAGCGGTCAACGTCGGCGCTGAGTGGGCTGACTACTGATGGCCGCTGGTCAGCCTCTCCGGGGGCTTGTGGCGCAGGGGATGGATGGGCGGAAGGCGTCTCCGACCGCCTACGCCTACACCTTTCCGCCCGGCACCTATACTTGGGTCGCTCCGGTCGGTGCGGTGTGGAAGTTCGTGCTTTGGGGCGGCGGTGGTGGTGGCAATAACGGTGGCCCGTGGGGCGGCGGCTCCGGCGCGCTGTACATCGCCGAGCGTTTCATTCCGGGCGGCGCGTCGGCCACTATTACCACCGGCTTGGGTGGCGCTGCGGGCGGCGGGGATGGGGGATCAAGCACTGTCACCCTTCCGGGTGGAGAAGTGCTTACGGCGGGCGGTGCGCTCGCTACGGTCTCGGAAGCGGGCGGCTCCGTTACGGCCAATCGGAACACCGATGTTGTCTATGCGGGCTCGGCTGGCGGGAACGGTGTCGGCGTTGCCGGAGGTAACGGCCTCGGTGGCGCTGGCGGCACGGGCGGCGCGGGCTCGGGCCTTGGCGGCGGCGGCGCGGGTTCGCCCGGTTTCGGCACGTTCCGGGGCGCAAACGGGGCCACATCAACCCTTCCGGTTCGCGCGCCTAGCGCAGGTGGGGCGGTTGACGGTGCAACGGGCAGCCGAGGTGGTGACGGCTTGATCCTCATTCAACGCGTGACCTGACATGATTCCCGAAACCGCCTTCGCCCTCCCCATCGCCTACGCGCTCGCGGATCGGTTCGCGGGTGGCGGTTGGCCGAAGCTGGATGCCCGTTTGCCGGGCCGTGGCGTGGCGTGGGCGGCCCTTGGGTGCGCGGGCCTAGGTTGGGTAGCGGCGGAGGCTTTCGGGGCGCTCCTGGCGCTTGCGTGGCTGATCTGGCGCACGCCTGCATGGGACGTGATTCCGTCCGCCTCCATGACGCCCAAGGACGGCGAAGGCTATGTGGCGACGTTTGTGCGTCATGCGCTGGTGGCCCCGCTGGTCATGCTCGCCGCCTATTGGGCCGACAAGCCGCTAATCGCCGCCGCGCCGTTCGTGGCGTTCGGGCTTGCGGCCACGATCCTGGCGGCATGGTACGGGGCCAAGGAAGCCGCTGCGATCAAGGCCGGGCGGGGCATAGGCGACGAGAACGCGACGGTTGAACTGGCGCGCGGTGCGGCGTTCGGAATAGCGGCGGTGATTGCGTGCGCGTTGTTCTAGAGCTCCCCCCCGGCCTTAACGGCGACGACACCACGTTCGCGGCCTCGGGTCGGTGGGCGGACGGTTCCAACGTCCGGTTCCGTGAAGGCAAGTTTGAGACGATAGGCGGTTGGGAACTGCTGACCACCACGGCGCTGACGGGTGTTTGCCGGACGGTGTTTGGGTGGACGAACACCGCCGCTGAATTGAACATCGCCTTCGGAACGAACACGAAGCTGCAACTTTGGTACGACTCCACCGTGTACGACATCACGCCGTCCAGCGGCTTCACGCCGGGCGCGGCGGACGGAACCGGCGGCGCGGGATACGGCACGGGCGCCTATAGCGTCGGGGACTATTCCGAGCCTTCCACGGCGGCTTACTACCCGCTCACATGGTCGCTGTCGGCCTGGGGGCAAAACCTGATCGCCAACCCGCGCGGTCAGACTATCTTCGCGTGGACGAACAACACGGCAAGCCCTGCGGCGGCGCTCTCCAACGCCCCGGACGAGTGCACCTACGCCCTTGTCGCCCCGACGCGTCAGGTGTTCGCGCTCGGATGCTCGGCGGAAAGCGGCGGGGTGTTCGATCCGCTGATCATCCGGCACTCGTCGGTCGGCGACAACAACGAATGGAACACGGCGGCCAACACCACGGCGCGCGAATATCGCTTGACAGGCGGCGGACGCATCGTTGCGGGCCGGGTGATGGGTCAGGCCATCCTGATCTGGACCACGGAAGGGCTTTGGCTGGCCTCTTACGTCGGATCGCTGACGAATATCTGGTCGATCTCCAAGGTCGGCTCGCAATGCGGCCTCATCGGGCCAAATGCGGCGGTGGTGGTGGGTCAACAGGCGTTCTGGATCGGTCCCGACCTGCAAATCTACACCTACGCGCTCGGCGGGGCGCCTCGGGCGGTGAATTGCCCGATCCTGCGGGGCTTTTCGGACAATCTGGCGTCGGCTCAAGGTGACAAGATCGTCGCCTCCTCGAATGGGCGGTTTTCCGAAATCCGATTTGACTACCCCGACGCCCGCGACGGCAACGAAAACAGCCGATACATCGCCGCTCACGTCCCGACGCTGAACGCAGACGGCCAATACGCGTGGTATCGGGGCGACATGGCGCGCACGGCCTTTGTGGACGCCCCGCCGCATCCCATCCCGACCTATCCGCTCGGCGTGGACGATGACGGCTATGTCTACTGGCACGACAAAGGGACCAGCGCCGATGGCGCGGCCTTCTCGTGGTACATCGAGACCGCCGACAACTACATCTCGCCCGACGTCAACGCGATGGTTCGTCAGGTTCAGCCGGACTTCAAGAACCAGCAAGGCCCGGTGTTTGTGGACGTGACCACGAAGTTCGCGCCGCAGGGTGACGCCACGACGGTGACGGGCTCCGCAATGGCGCCCGGTGACCGCAAGTCGGACGTTCGGGCAACCGGAAGGGTCATTCGTGTCAAGTTTTACGGAAACTCTAGCCCCACCTTCTGCCGAGGCGGAAACCCTACCGTTGACTACACTCCAGCGGGTGGCCGTTGATTGGGGCGCGTGCCGTGATTGGCTTCTGCCCTGCATGGTGGACACGACCGAAGAAGAGGTGTTCGCCGATCTGATCGCCAACCGCGCGCAACTCTGGCGCGGGGATCGGTCGGCGATGGTGCTGCAGCTAATCGCCCCGCCGCCGGTGCTGCATATCTGGCTGGCGGGCGGGGATTTGGGCGACCTTCTGGCGATGCGGGCCGGGCTTGAAGCCTGGGGCCGCACGCAGGGGTGCGAAGCGGTCACGATCAACGGTCGGAACGGCTGGCGGCGGGTGTTGGCCCGGTTTGGCTATGAGCCGGACGGCGAGGAACTACGGAAGGCCCTGCGATGAAAAAAAAGACCCGCACGAAAACCACGGAGAACGCGCAGCAACAGGCGACGTTCACGCCGAACAACCCGACGTTCGTGCAGCCGGCCATCGAGAACCTTTCGACCAAGATCAGCGAGACGTTCAACAACGCTGATCCGTCGAAGCTCGCTCCTGGCCCCACAAACCTCCAGACGCAGGCCCTTGGCGGTGCGGCGGGGCTTGGACGCCCGGCGGTGTTTGGAGACGCTCAGACGGCCATTCAGCGCGGCTTGGGCGGTGGTCCGCAGTCGGTTGAGCGGGTCAACATCGCCGACAGCATCTCCGGCTTTATGAACCCCTACATGAAGGACGTGGTTGACACGTCCCTGGCGGACTTCGACTTCGGCGCGGGCGTGTCGCGGGCGCAAGGTCAACTGGCGCGGGCGGGTGACGAGACCTTCGGCGGATCGTCGGGCGCGTTGCAGGCGGCCTTGACCGAGGGTGAGTTAGGGCGCGGACGCGGCAGCTTGTCAGCAAGCCTCCGCAGCGGAGCCTACGACCGCGCATCGTCTCTAGCGGCGCAGCAGGCGGCGATGGACGCCCAGCGCAACCTGTCGAACGCCAACTTCGGCGAGGCGGCCTTGCAGCGTCAGCTACAGGGCGGGACGGCGCTTGGGGCCTTGGGTGAAGCGCAATCGGGCATCGACCGCGCCAACGTCCAGACGCAGTTCGGGCTCGGCGAGGCGCAACGCCAGATCGAGAAGGAACAGGGTAACGCCAGCATCGACGCCCTGTTGAAGCAGATCAGCGCGTTCTCGGGCCTGCCGCTGGATATACTCAAGGGCTATACCACGAGCGGCACGTCTTCCAGCACCGGGACCAGCACGACGAAGCAGTCGGGCGCAACCCTGGCCGATTTCCTCAACTTCATGTCGGCTAACGCGGCGGCGGCGGCCAAGGCTTCAGGGGGGCCGTAATGCCTATCTTTGGGAAGCGGTCTCAGGCTTACGAGGTTACCGGGCGCGAGCGTCCTGGCATTGGCGGTCAGGTGTTGAACCAGATCGGCATGAACCTCTTCGGCGTGGACGTGGAGGGCATGAAGCTCAACCGCGCCATGGCCGAGAAGCAGCGCGAGTTCATGGCGCAACTCGCCGGGCGTCTCCGGCCAGAGTACGCCCCGACCAACAACGAATTGACGGTTGGTCTCAATGGCGAGGGCAACGCGTCAACGTGGTCGCCGGAAGCGTCAATCAATCCGGTGCGGACGTCGGATGGCTTGAACATCAACAGCCCCGATCTGGCGTCCATGGCGCTCGACGCGCAACGGCTTGGCGTCGACATGGGCGGACTGCTGGAGGTGTTTAAGGCGCAGCAGCCAAGCTGGAAGATCGGACCAGACGGACGCCCGTATAACGAAAAGGGGCCGGGCCGCGCCCTCCCCGAGCGGTTCCGCAACCCAACGAACGTCAACGGATGGGTCACGGACCTCAACAAGCCAGAGAACGAGGGGCAATATTTCCCGACGCTTCCGGGTGGCGTAATCCCCAACGGAAAGGGCGGTGTCGCCAACATTGGCGGCCTGACCCCGGCTTTGCAGGAGCAATCCGAGGCCGAGACCCTGGGGCGGACGCGCGGCACGATGCTGAACGTCCCGCGCCCCCCAGGAATGGGCGGCGGAACCGGCCTAATGACCGGGGCGCAGTACCTCGGCACCGAAGGCGCCCCCGGCGCGCAGTCAAGCGGCTTCGGCGTTGCACCAGCGCCAGCGGATCAAGCCTATGACGCCGTGCTTGCGAAGGACGATGCTGCGCGGTTTGAGGGCTTCCTGACGGCTGCAAACACCGCCCGGTCGGTGCGTTCCAATCTGATTCAGATGTCCAACCTTCTCAAGAACGTCAACACCGGCAGTCTGACGCCCGTTGGGCGCGAGATTGCTTCGGTGATGACGTCTCTAGGAATGGACGTTAACCCGGATTGGAACGCCGTGCAGGCAGCAGAGGCCATTGCTAATAAGCTGGTCCTTGACTTTGCCGGCGGTTCTCTCGGCACGGGCATTGCGACCAGTGACCGGACGTTCATTGAAAAGATGGGGCCGCAGGTTACGCAGACGCCCCAAGGCCGCCAGATCATTATCGACTTTGCGATCAAAAAGGCCGACCGCGACATTCAAGTCGGCCAGATGGCGCGGCAATGGCAGCAGAAGGTTGGGCGGCTGGACAAGCCCGATGTCAATGGCCGCAGCTTCTATGACTACCTCGACCAGTGGGCGGAACAGAACCCCCTCGTCAAGCGGGCGCCATAACCATGGAAGTCGAAGAACTGATCCGCATGACGGCGCGCAAGCATGGCGTGCCGGAAGACCTCGCCGTGCGAGTGGCGTTTCAGGAGTCGCGGCTCAATCAAGGCGCGGTAAGCCCCAAGGGCGCAATCGGCGTCATGCAGCTAATGCCCGGCACGGCGCAAGACCTCGGCGTCAACCCGCGCGACCTACACCAGAACATCGACGGCGGGGTGCGATACCTCGGGCAGCAGCTAAAGACGTTCGGCGACGAGCGGCTTGCTTTGGCGGCGTACAACGCGGGACCGGGTGCGGTGCAGAAGTACGGCGGGGTGCCACCCTTCCGCGAAACGCAGGATTACGTCCGCAAGATTTCAGGGGGCGGCGACGTGCAGGCAGTCAGCGGCGCAGACATCTTCGGCATGGGTCCGGCTGGCGGGCGCGGCGCGGCTTCCGGCGCGGCGGGTGTCAGTGGGGCCGACATCTTCGGCATGGGCGGCGGCGCGGCTCCGGGTGGCGCACAACCCCCGCCTGGCCGCACGCCCCCGCCTGGCGTGTTGCCGCCGCAGGGCCAAGCAACGCCCGTCCGCTCTACAAACGTCAATCCGGCGGAAGTGGCGGCGCTTGCCACGCGCCCGTCCTTTGGCCTTGGCGTTCAGAAAGGCGCTTTCACGCCGGTCGATAACGTCTCGAACTGGCTGCAATCCGCCGTCCGCAATTCCCCCGTCGCCCCCGCAATGGCGGACCAAGGAAGGGCGCTGCGGAGCATCTTGCCCGAGGGGCTGGTGGGCTTCCTTGACAACCCGCAAGCCTACTATGACGAACAGAGACGCCAGGGCCGCACCCCAAGCAAGGTGGGCGAGTTCGTCGGCAATGTGGCCGGTACTTCGTGGATTCCGGGCGGCCCGTTTGTTCAAGCGGGGCTAGGCGGGGCCGTTCTGTCACAAGGCGACACGCCGTTTGAGGTCGGGCGCGACGCGCTGGTTTCTGGGCTTTTCGGCAAGGGCGCGGACCTTGGATTGAGCATCCTTGGGCCGCAAGCTGCGAAGCTGTTGGCCGGCAAAGCGAAGCCGGATGAGATCATGACCCTGGCCCGAAACAAGGTTCTGCAAGACGCAAGGGCGGCGGGCGTCACGCTGTCGCGGAACGATGCGGAAGTGCAGGCCGCCGAGCTTGCCAAGCGTGCGCTGTATAAGGCCGTCGATGACTCGGGCTTCCGCTTCAATCAAGGCGCGGTCGATAACCTCGTGCGTGACTTTCAAGCCGAGCTTGGAAAGGTTGCCCTGAGCAAAGACGCCAAGGCCAACGCCCAAAGCATCATCACCTACGCCAAGACCCTGAAAGACCCGTCGCTATCGCAACTGGAGAAGTTGCGCGGCGACATCTACGAGGCTTTGAGCAAAAAGGGCGGAGACAACGCCGTCATTGGGGGCCAGTTTCGCCAGCGCATCGACGGTATGATTGATGCGGTGGACAACGGCCTTGTGCGCAAAGCCCGCGCCTATAATGCCCGGTTCAAAAAGGCCGACTACGTCAACCGCGCTTCACAAAGCGCCGACCTGGCCGCCGAGCGGACCTACGGCGGCGACTACGGACGCAAGCTCAAGGATCGGGTCGGTCCTTTGGTTGACCCGCTGAAAAAGCAGTCCAACTTCCGGGGCGCGACGGCGGACGAAACGGCGGCCTTGAACAAGGTTGCGCGAGGAACCCCGACGCAACGGGTCGCAACCGAAATCGGCGCGATGACCGACCCGCGCCGGATGGGGGGCAAGATTCTTGCTGGCGCTCTCGGGGGCATGACGGGGACGGCTGGTATTATGTCGGGCGGCGCGTCGCTTCCGCTGACGATGCTTTTGCAAGCGGCTCAGATCGGCACTGGCTTGGGCGCAACCGGACTCGC